CAGACCGGCAGGAATGTTCGCCGCGCCGATGATACTGGTCTGGGTAACGGTTGTCGTGATGTCCGACTTGAGGGCCAGCGATGCCTGTGTTTCCCCGTCCAGTTCGGCGATGGCTGCCTGGACGTTGGTGGCAATGATGGTGCCCTCGGGAGCGAAGCTGATAGCCGTGGCGGGGAGCGCTGAAGCGACCGCAGCGGGCTGATGCCACCAGCCGGCAACCGGGGTCGTCTTGTAGATGATGCTGTCGCCGACGTTGCAGGGCACCGCAGCCGAGCCGCCGGAAGTCTCCAGGGTCAGCGTGCCGGCCACGTCGATGATGTAGTAGTCGCCTGTAGCAAAGGTGCCTGTGGGGAGCAGACCGGGGAACGCATCCCACGTACCCATGAAGGTCAGGTCAGTGACAGTCAGGACGCTGTTGGGCACGAAGCCAGCCGCGTCCAACTTCACCATGCCGTTCGGCACGTTGGTCTGCGGGCGAAGGATCGGATTGGTCGGGTTGGTCTTGTCCACCAGCAACACGTCCGGGTCGCTGGAGAAGATGTCGGCCAACTGGTTGCCTATGTCAGCCAGGCGGGCAACGTCGTTGGGCTGTGTCGGAACAGTCGTGCATTGGAGGGTGGTGAACACGCCCGAGCCAGCGGTGATGGCAACAGCATCGGCATTCTGGAAGGCCATCGTACCAAGGCCATCTGTCTGAACGGCACCAAACACCTTGATGCAATACACCATGGCCAGGTTGGTCGGGCGAGCCTCGGACCCCTCACCGGCGTTGGTGACAGTCGTTGCCTGGGCAGCAGCCGCGACACCAATGCCGGTAGCAGCGCCGAATACAGCAACGCCTGTGCCCCGCGTCCCCACGGTGATGTTGGCAAACCCAAGCTCGGTTGCGGTCTCCATCGGGTCGAAGGTTTCTGGAGTGAAAAGGCTGGTGCCCACCCCGATGATGTTGTCGCTTGTGAGCGTCTTCATCGGGACAAGGTGAGTGTGTCCCGAGTCCGTGGCGGTGTGACTATGACCAGGGTCATTCAGGGAGTGGGTGTGTCCTGGGTCACTGACCGTGTGGGTGTGCGTCGGGTTGGTGACGGTCGCCACGTGGGTGTGGTTCTGGTTGGCGGGTGCCTGTTGCGAGCCAAGTACCCGACCCGGATCGACGCCCCTACCGTTGTCCCATCCACGAGCGAACTGGCCGCGCATGTCGGGGATGTTGAAGGTGATGCTGCCGTCGCCTGCCCCGTAGGTCGTGCCGATGGTGTTGAACAGTTGGGCGTAGGTGGCCCGGCTGATCGCTGCCCCGTTACACTCCAACCACCCACTCGGGATGATGTTCATGGCGAACAGTTGGACCGTACCGGCAGGCAGGAAGTTGCCCGCCCCACCGAGCGACGACTGCATCTGCTGGACCGTCACCGCCTCCAGGTTGAGCACACCGTCACGGGCCAGGATCAGCGGCCCGGTCATGCCGGCGCTGCCGTCGCGGGGGAGCGACCCGGTGAGGGCAGCCGCAATGTCCGACATAGTGGGGTTGGCCCACGTGGTCTCGATCAGGGTGCCGTCGACAACCGGGTTGCCGGCGGGGAGTGAATATACTCCTTGGGAATTACGGGGCATTGTCTTGCTCCTTGTCAATCATCGTATGTGTCCCTGCGAGGGTGGATGGGGCTTGAAGCGCCTTGATAATTGTAGCTCTATACTTGGGGTCTCTGAGCAATCGCTCCTTGAGCCATTTACTGTTGTTCACCCCGCCATAGGCCAAAATTGGAGCCGCTCCAACTGTATTCCCAACAACGTTACGAACAAGCTGAAGGGGGTTATGGGAGCCAAACGCCCCACGCGAGCGGGTAACAGAATTGGAAGCATCTTCAGCGAGCTTTTGGAGGTCATAGGTTGCATCAACGGAGTTGGTAGCCCGGTTGTTACTACGGACCCCATGCATCAATTGAGCACCGGTAATGCCCTCCTCAGACCCCCCAGCCGCACGAAGCGCATGGGCAACCGCGGCAGACTTGCGAACGCCCTCAAGGTCAAATCCTTGCTTCTGTGCAACACTGTTCAGATGGTTCTTGAATCCAAGGGCAACCTCATTAACCAACTGTTTTGCAGCCGTGCTACCCTGGGCCGCGCTGAGTCCCTTGAACATGTCCTCAGTAGCGTTGAACACGTTCTGACCTGACGCTTCCCCGCCCCTGACGCCCGCCCAGAACTTCTTGTTCATCTCCTGCTTGATGTCATCTGCCACATCATCGGACACCCCATGCTTCACCTTCATGGTGTCGATGGAGGAGTCAACAATCCTCTTGAGACGGTGAGTGGCCTTTACAGACGTACCCTCCAATGCCTTGGAGAACTCCTGAGAATTCATCCTCTGAAGCTCATCAAGCATTTGGTTGCGAGTCCCTTGGGGAAGGGTACGCCCAGGAGGGACTGCCATCCCAGCGGCTTCTTGAAGCAGTTGTCTTTGTACACCCTCCTTCGCCGCCCGCTGAGTCATACCTGCAACAGGCATCGTCTCAGCTTGACCCTCAAGGAACTTGAGAACCTTTCCTGTGACCGTACCCTTGTCCGCGGCATCACCGAGGGTGGGGAAGATACCCCGAGCCATTAGGCGCTTCGCCTCGTCCGTAGCAGCGACCGTAGGCGTTACCGCACGCGCTAGGAGACGCCCTGCGCCCTCCCCGGCTACTCCCCCTAGCGCCCCGAGTCCCGCGCCCGTAGCGATGTCCTCAAGGTCACCCTCAGCGCGCATCCCGCCGATAGTTCCCCCCAAAGCAGCCGCTCGGGGGAGGGCTTGCTTGAAAGTAGCTGCACCCTTCATGGCTCTTGAGGCAGGGAGGATCTCTGTAGCAATGTCTCCAGCAATCGACGCCCCGGTGGCGGTGGGGGAGGATTGGGTACCGTGACTGAGAAGGGCGATGTCACGAGCCGTTGGCATCCAGCCCTTCTTTTCAACCCACTCCTCTGCCGACTTGGGGAGGAGAGTGGTGCCGAGGGCACGCACCGTCCTGGAAGCAGAATTGGCTATGCCTGTACTAAGGGCAGTACCGATGTCCTGATTAGTTTGCTCCGCCATCGTGTCCTTGAGGGAGGGAGCGGCAACTTGCTTCGCCCGGTCAGCAAGGCGGGGGGCGGGGGCGATGTCATCATCGGACCACTCAGATACGGGGGCACGCGGTCTGCCCTCAGCAGCCCGTACCTTTCCAACATACTGCTGGGCCTCAACAGGCATCGGCCCACCTGTTTTCAGATGCCGCTCAACATTTCCCGGTCCCCAGTTGTAGGCCAGAAGCGCCTTGTCCGTATCTCCCCCAAACTTCTTGGTAAGATCAGTCAAGTAGCGTTCCGCAGCCTGTCGTGCAGACGGCTCATCATGAGGATCAGCAAGCCCATACTGCTTGGCTGTTCCCGGCATGAACTGGTAAGGGCCACGAGCGCCTGCGGGGGAGACAGCTTTGGGGTTGCCCCGACTCTCGACGTGCCTGACGGCGTCCAACAGCTTCGGCGTAATGGGGCTTGGAGATACGTCAGAATCTTCCCATTCGTTGATCATTACCGCTCCTTGGTCCTTGAGCCATCAGACCAAATGATTCCTACACTTCCATCACTCAACATCTTGCGCTCTTTCACAGTTGCAGTAGGATCAACTCCAGCAGGCCGCTTGACGTCACTACCACCCCCGCCGCCGCTGCCAGCCTTCATAGCCGTCTCAAGCTCAGCCTTGTGCTTCGTGATATAGTCATTTATATAGTTGAGGGATTGGGACAGTTGCTCCTTGCCCTGGTTCCGGTTAAGACTGGAGAGGGTATTGACGAACTTGTCCCACTCCTTGACCTGCATGGAGCCGAAGGATTGACCGACCGCCTGCTTGGCCTGGGCCAAGTTGATCATGGTAATCTGATCCTTCAACGCCCCCAACTTCGCCCCGGCATCTACCGTGGATTGCTTGAGGGCAGCTTCAGGCATGTACTGATCCCAGTTGCCAGTGTAGGCTTCCAACTCGGGGGTGATAGTGCGCTTGCCCTTGCTATCGGGGGCCGTGAGAAGCCCGCTCAAGCTGGCCTCGATGGGGGCCAGGGCGCTTATAGATGCCTCATACGCCTTTTGCTTCTTGTCCTGAACTTCTCCCTTCTTGGTATCCGCTGCCTCACGAGCCATATCCACGCGCTGCTGCTGAAGCCCTTGGGCGCCACTAGCGATCAACCGGGCGTTGATACGGTTGGCCTCAGCTTGTTGTTCGCGGGATTCCTGACGCTCTTGGGCAATCCGGGCGGACTCTTGAAGACGAGCAGCGTTTTGCTGACCAGCCTCAATCTGCTTGGTCTTGAGCAGTGCCAGGGTCTCGGGGAAGCCGGCACCCTTGGTCAGATAGGTCTGGGCCATCTGCTTCGCCATCGGCAACTTGCTCAGCTCACTAGCTACACCCATCCGGCGAGTGTTGTCGGCAGCCAGCGACTCCGGGTCATCATAATCAACTGTTCCCGGCTCGTTCATCTGGCGAGACAGTTCATCGTAGCGGCGTGTCTCCTCACCCCGCAGGTCGCGCATGCTCTGCTCGACTTGGGGCTTGGTGATGTTGCCTACGATGCGATCCAGACCGGCGGCGATCTGCCCGCCAGCGGACGACTCGGGCGTGATCTGGAAGCGACCTGCTGAGGTGACAGGGGCAGAGCGCAGGCGTGAAGCACGTTGCGCCTCGGACTCTTTCAGAGCCTTGATGAGAAGCTCCTGCTCCAGCCCGAAGTCGATGTTGGGGTCAGCGTAGTTGGGCATGGTGATTACCAATCAAACCCGGTTGAGGGCTGTTGCGGACCCCAATACGGGTCACTGGCCCCAGGAATTTGCGGGCCTTCATTTGGAGACCATCCGGGGGCGGTTCCAGCGCCATTCCACCAGTTGCTTATGCCCGCCTGCAAGTCCTTGTTGCCGAGGGCCGACCCGATGGAGCCAAGCGCGTTGCCCCACCCTGCTCCAGCGCCCGCCTGATTGGCGGCGTTCTGTTGCGAGCGCAGATAGTCCTCTTGCGCGGCTTGCATGGTGGCGTTCTGAGGCTGACCGACTGTGGGCTGTGCCACAAACGGGGTCTGCTGATTGGCCCATGCGTCTTGCTGCGACAGTCCCTTCATGCCTTGCTGGCCTGACATGAGCGCACCCATGTTCGAGCGACTGTTGGCCTGATCCTTGAGCCATGCTTCGTAGCCGCCGAGGACTGCCTTCTGGTTCATATCGTTGAAGTTGCGACCCAGTTGGTCCTCCATGCCGGCATTCGCCGCCCCGGAGTTGAAGCCGGTTCCCATGGCAGCAGCCCGATTGCGTTGGGCGGCAGCCATCTGGTCATAGCCCGGTTGCAGTTGGGCGCGGAGGGCGTTCATGTAGTCGCTGTTGACGTTGAAGCCGCTGCCGAGGGCACCCTGCATCTGACCATACTGCGTCGCACCCTGGTCAGCAATGTCTTTCCACGGGCCTGCCAGCGAGGAGGTCTGTTTCAACTCACCAGTAACCGGGTCGCGCTCACGGCTGGTCGAACCCCACTGGTTGCTGGAGTCGATCATGTTTTTGTCTTGAGCAGCCATGTTCTGCTGCTGCGTCCACAGGGCGTTCTCGCGGTTGAGCGCATTCACCCGGTCGATGTCAGTCCACGACTGTTGATTGGCAGCCTGAGCCGCTTCGCCGGCAGATGGTTGGTTCGCCGCGTTCTTGGCTGCCTTCTTCTGTTGGTTGGCCGAATAAATCGAGCCTGCTGTGCCGATTACTGCCCCGCCGATTGCTGCCCATGCCATTATGGTTTCTCCTCAAGTTGCAGCAAGCGGTCGTATTCAGCGAACGTCTTGCAGATAATGTCGTCCTCAACCTTTTTCACGTCAGTATGGCGGGTGCCGTGAATGGTGGTCCAGACGGTATCTTCGTGGGCATACACCACCCGCTTCGTGCCGGGCTTGCTGATGAACGTAAGTGGGGCGCGTAGCTCCTCAACTCCATCCTCAGTCAGCACCGACACATGGCCTTTGGTGATGATGTTCAGATGCCCGTAACGGTGAATCTTGCCGATGACGATTGTGCCGGCGGGGAGCAGAATCTCCCGAGCATACACGTTGTCAGCAAAGCGGTGGGTGAGGGGGAACACGTCCTCGTTCTCGCCCGGTTCAAACACCGCACAGAGCGCATGCTCCATAGCCATGATGCCTTCGCGGCTGGCTAGGTTTATGCCTTCCGGCAGGGCGGGGAGTAGATTAGCAAATGTAGTAAGATCGTTCATACCACGCCTCCCTTCTCCATGAGCCAGTCGGTGCTGACCCAGGTCAGGTCGCTGCCGGTCTTGACGATCATACGAATGGCGGCAGCGTAGCCGATGCCGATGATGCTGATCCATTGCTTGTCGCTCTGCGAACCGCCAGCCCACACATCATCTCCCCACAGGGACTCGTTCCACACACCGAAGTTGGCCAAGCTGAAACTGGCGGGCGGGGGCAGGGTGGCGAAGTCGAAGTTCATGTTCGCCCCGGCCTGGAAGTCGAACTTGCCCGCGTACAAGAACGTGGGGCGGAACATCTTGTAGTGCTTGAGTTCGCCCGGCAGCTTGAAGTAGCTGAACGCCTGTTGCACCTGGGCGGTGATGAGGTCTCCCCCTTCACCGTCCAGCGGCACGTTGTCCAGGTTGCCTTCCCAAGCGCGGTACAGCGTGTTCTCGCCCCCGAACAGGAGGGAGTCGAACACCGAGTACCAGGTATATGCAACCTGCCCCTCAAAGATGCTCCATGCCTTCGTCAGCGTGTTGTAGGCAAGCTGGAACGTCTGACTCGGCACGACGCCGGGGACGTTGATGAGCATCATGTTGATGCCGGGGTGGAACACGAGCGACCAGCCTGAGCGGTAGCTGCCCTCGCTGATGACCTCACTGATGAGGTACTGGACTTTCTGCGACAGGGCGTTGTCGAGCACGCTGTACTCGGTCGGCTTGGCGATGGAGCCAACTGTGATGAGGCCGTACTGGGTCAGGATGGCAACGTCACCGCCGAAGCGGACAGCACAACGGCGGGTGAAGGTGGAGCCGATGTAGAAGATGCCGACCAAGCCCCATGTCTCAAGGCTGTCGGGATCGGTGCCCTTGTAGATGGCGCACTCGCCAGCCGACGAGATGGCCACCAGATAGTCATCTGGGCCGTAACCGCTGTCCTGGGTGTAGACCACAAGCGTCTGGAGGAAGCCGCCACGAGAGAAAACGGGGCCGAAGTCAAAGAACTTGGCATCGCCCCAAACCTGTTCGGCGGGGAGATACCACGCCTTTGTGCTTGCAATCTCGACCGCCCACAGCCGGCGCTGGTGAATGACCGGCACGACGAGCTTCTTGGGGTCGATGTTCTTCCACGTGTCGGCAGTCGTGCCATCACCGCTGACCAGCCGGTGCAGCCCGTCGCTCGACCAGAGGATGCCGTCATCTGCCCCGTTGAAGGCAATCATGTGGGTGCCGGACGGGGTGGCGAAGTTGGTGTGCTGCCACCAAGGGTTCGTGGAGTCGCAGACCTCTATTGCTGCCGAGTAATCGCCCGGTGCCGTCACGTCATACACCTTGGACTGGTCGACAGCGAAGATGATGTTGGTGCCGGTCTGACTGAGATAGGTCAGGATCGAGGCGACTGCGCCATCAAGTCCGGTAGCGTGTTGCTTGTAGCCCTTCCGCACCCGGCAGCCAAATGGCTCAGGGAAGAAGTTCCGCATGATGATCGCGTCGGTCTCGGCCATGTTGGAGATGGGCGAGATAGCATTCAGCCCGCCGGTTGGGGCCGGGACTGTCGTGCTGCCGCTGATCTGGCGCATGGCGGGACGGGTCGGGGGACGCGGCATCAGAGAGCGCCTGTGTTCCAGTTGCCGTCTGGCACGTTGTACATGGTCAGCCACGGGGTCTTGAACGAGTTGGCCAGGCCGAGCACCGGAGCGCCATGATCCATGCCGGTGAGGGCATCGAACGTGCGGGCGAAGTCGGCCACCAGGTTCGTGGTCTCCAACCCCTTAGCTTGCCACATCTTGAGCTTGAGCAGCTTGACCGTCAGCCAGAAGTCGTACAGGATGGTGTCCTTGTCGTTGGTGATGAACGGGCCAAAGATAGCCGGGTCGAGGAAGGTCTGCACCCACCCGTTGCTGATGTACTGGTAGTCGAACACGTGGCCGGGGTTCTTGGGCACCGGCAGGATTTCGATGCTGTTGTCCACCACCCGGTAGCGGGCGAACGGGCCAACAGAGATCAGGGCATTGGTCAGCACCTGCCAGCCTTGTGAGCTGACAGGGCCGTATGCAGGACGACGGTTGCCGTAGTCCCACAAGGTTTGATTGATGATCCGCGACACGTCGGCAGGGATCGGGTATTTGCCCTTGTCCGCCTCGGTCGTCAGGATGAACGTCTTGTTGAGGAACTGCCACTCGAAGGCGTTGAGCAGTTCGTTGCCAGCAGCGTTGAGCAGACCGAGCAACTGAATGCTGGTCTGCTCTTTGGAGGTAACAAGCTCAGTCGGAGCCGGAAGGCCCAGTTCCATTGCTGCCTGTTGTGCGATCTGGAGCGCGTTACCTTGCATGGGTTATGCCTTCGCGGTTGCTTTTGCGGATGCCGCAGACTTCATCAGTTCTGCCATCTGGTTTTTGAGCAGGGTGATTTCGTCGTCGCGCTTGGTCAGTTCGGCCACCATCTTGTTGTTGGCGGCTTCGCCCTGCGCGGCATCGAGGAACGCCTGGGCCTTGCGCCGGAGGTCATAGCTGCCCATGATCTTCTGGGCCTTGCCGTCGTCGAGGGAAGCCAACTGTTCCACGGTCGAGACATTCATGGCCTTGAGTTCGGCGCAGAGACCAACAGTCATCTGGGGCCACATCTCCAGCGGGGTGCCGTCGACAGCCTGCTCCAGCCCCTTCTTGAACTTGCTGTACTGCTTCTCGAACCGCATGCGGAAGATGTCATCCACCGGGCAATCGACAGTCGTCTTGGAGTCGCCAGGAACGATGATGCGAATGTACTCCTGTTCCTCGTAGATGGGGCGACCTTCCTCACTTGAGCGAAAGTTGTTCATCACGGGACGGATGTAGAACTGGACGTACAGCTTGTGGTCCATTGCGAACCGTGCCTGGTTGGCGAGGTTCGCGGCGTCATCGTAGGTGGGCAGACCACCTTGCATCATTTGGTTCATGGCTATTCTCCTTGTAGTTGGCAATGCAGGGAAACGGGGCATGCCAGCCCGTTACTGAATTTGTGCCCCCTGACGGAGCGTATCAAGCACTGTCTGGGTCTGTTGCGGTTGGAACCCGTACTGCGACTGCGACTGTTGAGGCTGCGTGAGGCCGGCTTGCTGTGGCAACTGTCCCGGAAAGCCGGAAAGTGGAGCCGGGTTCTGACCCACAGCACTATTGGTCGGTTGCATCGCCTGCGTGATGGTCTGGTTCAGGGACGGCGACTGGTCGGGCGTGGCGACAGGCGTTGCTGCCGGCGCGGGCGCGGTCTGTTGCGTGGGAGCAGGACCAGGCATCGGCGGCGGAGTGTTGATGCCCGGAGTAACCGTTGGCTGGTAGCTTTCATTCGGCTGACCCCCTGACAACCAGTTGGGGTCTCCAAGCCCAAGCCGCTTCCCCTTTGTCAAAGGCTCACCATTGAACCATTGCATGCCGCCCGGTCCCCAACTGTTTCTGCTAATCATGACTGTTCCTTACGTGAAGTTGCGGACCGGATCGACCTGAACGACCAGTGCCCCGTTGCTCATGACGGTGCTGACTCCAGCAATCTCAGCCGTGGCGCGAATATCATAGACCGCACCGGGGGTGGAGGAGTAGTCGACAGCGGTCAGGGCGACACCCACAGGGTTGCCCGCGCCAGCCCCGTTGCCCGTAGTGCGCCAGCCGGTCGCAGCCCCATCCTTGAACAGTTGGAAGGAGATGAAGCGCCCATTGGTTGCCTCGAAGTCCATCGTGAAGTTGACAGTAACGTTGCCGCGCTCCACCTTGATCACAGTCGAGGCCGGGACAGCCGCAGTCGTCTGGGACGGGTCGCTGTTAAACGCTGCCTGGAACACGACCAGCGCCGGGGACAGGCCGAACGTCTGCGTCAGCGGGCCGGTGAGGGTCAGATACCCGTAGGCCGGGGCGATTGCATTCAGGAAGTCGATGGCCCACGTCCGCAGCTTGGCGGGCGTGATCAGCCCGGTCACGTTGTCGGGGAAGTCGGCAGTCGCCTGAGCGATCAGTTCAACGATTGATTTGCGAGCCATCAGAAGTACCCGTCATTGAAACCAGTGGAAAAGCTAAAAGGGGGCGTGGGGGCGGCGTCTGTGATGTACACCCCTCCAAGCGGCCCCACACGGATGCCACCAACATACGGGTCAGACGGTGCGGGGGTCTGGTTCAACTGGCAAACAAGCTGCCCCACAGAATTGACCGGCAGGCCATTCACGTGGTTGCTAACCTGTGTGCCTGCGGTATTGACACACAGCGCACCATTGTTCCGCACTCCATGTGCGTTAGCGAATGCTTGTGGGATTCCATTCACGGCTGCCCGGATGGAGCCAGCGGCAGTCACAGCTACGCCCCCAACGCGAGGATCACTCGCGACAGGGGCGACTGTGGTGACGTATAGCACCCCTTGCGCGGTGCGAAGTCCCGGCAGCATTACGGGGGCGTCGTATCAACCCACGACAGCGTTTCAGCCGTCGTGTTACCTGGGATGGCCGTGTAGGTCGGCTCGTAGTCCGCACCGCCCGTGATCGCCAGCGTCACGGTATCATCCGTGGCGTTGAAGTCCTCCGGCAGCGGTTCCTGCGAGGTCTTGCCCAGACCGAACCCGATGAAGTTAGTCGTGCAACCACGACCGACCGTGCCAGCATCGAGCAAGGCTTGCGCCCCCGCGAGGTTGGCTTGTGCGCCCGATGCAAGGCCGATTACTGCTCCTGCTACTCCTGCCATGCTGTTCTCCTTTCAAGAGAAGATGGTCTCCCCCGCCCGAACACCAACCACACAGGAAGGTAACGGGGGAGACCAAAGCCTTAGTCGCTCATGCGGCCTTGGAATTGCAGACCGGAAGCCGTCAGGTTGCCAGCCCAAGCCAGGATTTGCACTTCGGCGTCCTGGTTGACCGAGTAACGCTTGCCCGGAGACAGCGCCACCATGTCGCGTTGAGCGTGCGGGCGATAGAACAGGTACTTGGTGTTCAGCATGAAGCCGGTGTTCGCCGGGCAGAACCCGCCGATACCGCCGTCGAGCACCACGTCAGCGTCCATGAACTTCGTGGTGACGAAGCCAAGAGTGGCCGACTCGCTGGAGGTGAAACGCTGGATGGCTTGCAGGGAGTTCATGTAGAAGCCCCACAGGACGCTGTCAACGATCACCAGGTCAGGACGGTCATTGCCGCGAACCAACTGTGCCCAGAGCTTGTTCATGTACGTCTGGATGTTCGAGGACGACACGACAGCGCCACCATCGGTGGTGAAGTCGAAGAACTTGGAGCGCCAGAAGTTCCACGTGCCACGGTCGATGCCGCCCGGTGAGCCGGTAGCGGGGTTGATCGGCACTTGCAGGTTCAGGCCAGTGATTTCCTTGCCGCCGAAGCCGGTGCCATCCGAGTACAGGCCGGACGAGATCAGGTTGGCCATGGTGGATTCGGCGACAGCGATGCGGCCTTCCAGCAGGTCGATGATCTGTTCCTTGCCAGCGTTCTGGAGTTGCTCCAAGCCACTGATGGTGACGGGGCAGGCAGCCTGCTTGATGTCGTACTGGGCAGCGGAGATGACATCCTGCGCGGCGACCGGCAGGGTCTCATAGCCGCTGTAGTAGCCAGCGTTGGCGTTCTCGGCGAACGACAGTTCTTGCAGGATGACGTTACCGCCGGAGAACTTCTTGATGTTGCCACGCTGCTTGAGGCGGGAGAGCAGAGCGTTGTTCTTGGTGACGTTGTCGGCAATGATGCCGGAACGGTTCTGGATCGTGGTCGCGATGACATCACTGATCGAGGGATTGGCGAAGGCCATTTGAATCTCCTATTTGGGTTGAGGGATAGTGCTTGCGGGACTTCCGGTGAACACTCTGGTTCCGGCGGGTGTCGCAGGCGGGACACCTCCAACTGGCATAGGAATTCCCCTGAACGCTTTGGGTGTCGGGTTCGCGTCCTCGGTCACATGACCGGGGCCGAGGATTTGCTTGACTATCATGCTAACGTAGTCGCTCATATCCTGTTCCCTGTCTCACCCAAAAGTCCGGCGATGGTTCCGCGCAGATCACTTGGATTTCCTGAGTTGCCACCGGGCATCGAGGGCGAACCGCTCACTGAGACTGCGGCTCCTTTGGCGCGTTGCGCCGCTTGGTGGGCTTGCAGGGCGGCTTGGGTAGCTGCCTGTGAGGATTCACGTCCCGACGACGCCTGGTAGGTGTCGTCATTAATCCTTACAGCCTTATTATACGCCTGCTCTAATGATAAGTAAAGCCCTTTTTTCGCTGCGAGGTCGATTAAATCGGCCATATCAGATCTGACTTCGCTGAAGTAGGGGAAGTTGGGATCAGAAGCCATGGACTCGACTGTGTGAGCAACCTCCTGCTCTTGCTTGACCCGCTGCTCTTGCTCCCGTTGCTGTTGGCTCTGGATGAACTGTTGGAAGGGGGCGAGCTTCTGCTCCAGCATCTTCTCGATGCTTGACTGTTGCTCCACCTCCGGGGTCATCGGCTGACCGACCAGCGCCCGGTCCAACGACACGAGGTCGATGCCAAAGTGCTTGATCATGTTGGCAACCAGATTGACCTTCGCCGCCGGGTCGCCACTGACCAGCACCCGCTCAACGCCGAGCAGGTTGTTGATGGCCGTGATCGGGTTGCCCTGGTACATGGCGTTGATGCGGTCCATGTGGGGGGTTAGCACGTCCCGTACAGCATCCCCCCGCTGCCTTATTTCGGCAGACTCCTGGAGGATTTTGGTGGTGTCGCGCTCGCGCCGGATGACTTCTTGTCTGACGTTGAGGGGGAGTTCAGCCCAGACCCGCTTGGCGTCACCCTTCCAGGACTGGGGGGCGCGATCAACGCGAGGGTCAGGGCCAGGCTTGTCTGCTGGCTTATCCACAACGGGTTCATTGGCAACCTCCTCGATGGACTTGTGAGCGTCTGGTGATCCGCGCTCCGCCGTCGTTTCGGTGGGTGCCTCTGCACCGCCGTCATCCTGAGAGGGAGCAGGAGAGGCAGTTTCAGGGGCGGCAACAGTCTCGACCGGAGCAGAGGGGGTCTCAGGTTCCGAGTGTTCCTCGACAGCCGATTCTAGGGCAGAGCGCAGATCATCCATGACATTTTCCTTTTATTTGTAGTACAGTTTTTTGAGTTCCTGCCGGATAGCGTTCCGGTCAGGTTGAATTTGCTGCGGACCTACTGGTAGCCCTGCAAGGTCTCGCGTAGGAACCACATCGTGGCGAGCGCAATGATCGCGCATGCCAGCACGACCAGAATAGACCTTGCCATCAATCGGCGATACAAAGTCCGGGAGGTCGGCCATGACACGCGGACCGGCCTGACGACTGGTTTCTTCTTCGGGAATAACATCCACGCCCCTTTCATAGAGCTTGCCGTTGATTTGGACGAACGACCTACGCGGCATTGTTCTTCCAGTTCTTCTTGGGGGCCGGCTTGGGCTTGATGACCACGTGCTCCTCAAGGGGAACAATTGCCTCCTCGGGGAGAACCGCCATCGGCTTATCCACCCGCCGCTCCTCGCCTGTGTGGAGGTTCCGCTCCCACACCCCCGACTTGTGCTTGTAGCTCACGTCTTGCCAGATGCTCATTCCGATTTCTCCTTATCTTCACGCGCCGCCTTGGTGATCTCGATCATGCCCTTGGCGCTGTCCTGGGCAATCTGCTGGTCGAACTTCTCCCGGTCCTGCACCATCTTCTGATGGTTGATTACTTCCGCTTGATCCAAATCCATCTGGTGCATGGCTTGCTTGAAGGCAAGCTCCTGCTGCTTCATTTGCGTGTCCATCTGCATCTTCTCACGCGCCATCTGCATGTCGGCCTGTTTCGCCTGCATGTCCAGTTGGTGCGTCTGTTGCGCCATTTGCATGTCCATCTTCGCCTTCTCAACAGCCGGGTCAGGCGGGGGCGGGGGCGGGTTCTGAATCTTCTGCATGATCTGTTGAAGGTTCTGATCGATGACGCCCTCCAGTTCCTGACTGCCCCGGAAGCCGCTGATGGCGAATTTGAGAGTCTCGAACAGGATGGGTGCCGTGTCGGGCATCGCCTTCATGGTGGTCGCAGCCGACTGGAGGAACGTGGCAACAGCGTTGGTGAATTCCACCTTCTCCTGCTTCTCGATGGCATGGTCGGCCATGGCGAGGCTGTCAGCCTGGACATTCACCCGCCACTCGAACTCCTCGTGGTCGCCCTTGAGCAGCTTGACAGCGGCATGGACCAGTGGGGCGTTCTGACCTTCGAGGTAAAACTCCATGTTGGCCAGCTTGAGAATCTGTTCAGGGACGAAGTGGCGGCAGATGATCTCGCCCTTGATGCGGAGGATGTCCTGCGCGAAGCGTGCCACCTGGTCCTGACGGGTCTGAATCTGCATCGAGGCGAACTGTGCCTTGAGGTTCTGCGCGCCGAGGGTCTCGCTGGCCTTGGTGTTGCCCCGCACGATGTCACTGATGCCGGTGAGTTCGTAGATTTGCCCCTTGATGTCCTCACGGGCCTGACGCAGCCGCTCCATAGCCTGAATGACTGTGTCCAGCGGCAGCCAGTCGACAGCACCCTTGACACCACCCTTCTCGGCAAACATCGCCCAGTTATCCACAGGGATCATGGTGTTCTCGCTGCCCTGCTGGAGCATGCGCTGAATGCCGGTGGCAGCCGAGTCATAGACCCCGACGACCTTGCATGCCTGGACCAGCAGCGAGATGCGGTTGTTCACCAGGTCCAGTTCGTTGTACTGGTCCTGGAAGATGACGAAATCGTTGGTGGGGATACAGTTCGAGGTGGTCGTCAGGGCGAACAGCGGCTTGGGACATGGCTCGAAATCCTCCAGCTTGAGCGGGTCATCCACTTCATCGAGGATTTCCGGCCAGGCTTTTGAGATCCAGATGACCTTGCGCTTCTGGCGATCCCAGATCTCATAGATCATGGCTTTCTGGAGGATGTCGTTCTTTGGCTCATTGGACTGACCACCCGACATGGTGCTGCGCGGGTTGAAGTCCAGCGGGATTTGATCGCCTGCCTCGGGGAACCGTTTTTCCAGGGCATCCCTGTCCATATAGACCCGGCGAGCCACCCAACGGCGCTCTTTCCACGTCCGGCAAGGGGAGTACAGGAAGTCCTCCCAGAACACGTGCTCGATCATGACCTCTTGCCGCTTCACGCGCTCGAATGTGGCAGCCTCTTGGATCAGTTCGCCACTGAGGTCGTCCCACTGTTCCTCCAGTGTCTCCTCCTCGGTGTCTGTCTCCAGGCGCAGCCACGCAACGCCCAGGCCGGGCACCAGGCGGTCCTGCACGGCATCCTTCATGACTTGATCGAAGTCGCATTCCGGCTCGTCAATGTCCTGCATGATGGCGTTCTGGAGCATCAGGCCGGCCACGCGGGCGGGGTCGTCCATCGACTGTCCAAAGCGCCGGCTGACACTCACCTTGGGAATCTTGGCGTACAGCGAGGCTTCCAGGATGCTGACGTTGGCGGTGAAGATGTTGAACTTGCGCTCGCTGCCATCAACCGAGTCCCGCTCGTCCTTGTAACGCCGAACAGTTGTGCGCCCCTGCTTGCGGAAGTTGTCAAATTCCTTTTCCGCCATGGTGATCTCGTCGTTCCAACGGCGATAGCGGGAGTCAAGGGTCTTGTCTGCCTCTTCGACAGACTTGATGCGGGATGATGCGTATGCGGATTCAGTTGACATTACAACCTCACATTGGAAACTTTGGGCATATCCTCGAACAACTCATCGAGGGTCATATCAGCAGTGGTGGGGAGGGACTTTACCACGGTTAGTTGTGGGCGGGAAATCTGGAGCAGGCGGCGACCCATCAGGCCGAGGGCATCAACGCCGTCATCCACTCCCTGGCCCAGTGCGTTCGGGAATTGCAGCAGCTCCTTGGTGAGCCATGAAGTCCAGGGAGCGTTGGGGGGCATATACACCTTGCGTCTTTTGAACTGACCACGCAGCGGGGCAGCGCGGGTCTCCTTGTCCTGCCCCCGCATCGGCATGGGCTTCCAAGGTACATTGGTACCAACTTGCCGCGCCTTCGTCGCCACCAGCGGCCCGAACACTTTTGAGGCGTTGTCATCGTCAATCAACCATTCTTGAGGTCGATGGGCCTGGCAAAGGGCCACGAGCGTGGTGGCGGACGAGTCAGGATCTGTTCGTGCCCGCCTAGCCTCAAGGATGTCCCAGTCTCCGTCAGCGTCAACTGCCACAACGATGTGTACAGTGTAGTCCCCTGTATTGACTGACAGAGCCAAGTCTGACATGCCATATGTGGTGGAGGGGTTGATTGGTGACTCACGGAATTGCACCTCCTCAGTACTGACCCAGCTCCCCTCATCAGCCGGCGGCTCCTGCTGGTACAGGGTCTTCCACTTGTAGTCGTCCCGTTGGGCGTCAATGACCATCTCTTGGGTGTACCACTCAGGCCACAGCCGCTCCCCCGGTTGCCGCCCAAGAGGGTCATTGGCTGTGGCAATCATTGGCAGTGTCAATATCCGCTGGCGTCTTGTGGGGGAGGTGATGTTCCGGTCGATCAGGTAGCCAGCCAAGTCATTCCTGGCCAGCCGTTGGCAGATCAGTACAACCTTGCCTTGGGGCTTCAGGCGGGTGATGAAGTCTGTCTCGTACCAGTTGTGAATCTTGGACAGTTGCGTGATACTCTGAGCTTGCTCAAAACCTGAGATGGGGTCATCGATCACCGCCAAGTCCGCACGGAAGCCCAAGATGCCTGAGCCCACACCGGCACCATAGAACTCCCCACCCTCATTGGTAGCCCAGCGGGTCGCAGCAGTCGCGTCCTTGGACAGAGACACGCTAAACAAGGCTTTGAAGGTGGGGGTATCAACAATATTCCTCACCCGTCGGCCCCACTTCTCCGCCAGCTCAGTGCTGTAGGAGGCAGTCAATATGTGACCCTTGGGGAACCTGCCCATGAAGTATGAGGGCAAGGCAATGGAGGTGTATGTTGACTTAGCCGAGCCTGGGGGAGCCAATATGATCAACTCATCCCAGAGGTCATCCAGAAGCTCGTCAATGGCGTCACAGATCAGGTGGTGGTGGGCAGCGGGGATACCGATGTCCATGTAGCTGGCATAGTGGGCAAGGGACGTTCTTGCTTGGTCCCTCTGTTCCAGCTGGTGGAGGAGCTGTCTTGCGTCAACTGCCATCGTAGTTGGGTTCCAAGGCAGCTGCTTGTTTGAACAGCATCAGCTTCAGCTTGTCAGTGCTGATGTCCTTCAAGTCATCCTCGTGGAGAGCATTAGGATCAAGCGATGAGGAGTCAATCTTCACCGCGGCAGGGATCATCTTGGAGTACAAGGCATAGAATGCCGTTGGGTTCTTGTCAGCCCACAGCGCCAATCGGGGGACACCCCCTATCAGTGTGAAGGTGGTATTGAACTGCTCTATGATGTTCTGCTTTACAGATTGGGAGCGAGACTGCCGCTTGCGGATGGCGTATTGGGCGAGCTGAATGACCTCTTGGGAGAGCTGATCCCTGGGGGCGAACTGCTCCATGAGGTCTGGACCCTCCTCATATTGGGTCGCTTCGCTTCCCGATGAGGGTATAACCTCAATCTCTTCGCACTCCTGTTGCTGTAGTAGCTCCATACCCCATAGGATACGCCTGTTTTATTGGAAAGTAAAGGGGCATCTCGCGCGCGGGCTTCTGTATACTAATGGTATGTCCATAGAAATTGATCAACTCACGAGGGTGGGCTAATATGAGGCCTATATATACCGTCGGTATGTCCATAGAAACTGATCAATATATGAGGGGGTGCTATACGATACCAGACCGGGGCCACCACGCTGGTGCTGGGGGGGTCATCCAACCAGGCAGCATGCCTGCCGCCATAGCTGCTGCCTATCACTACTGCCCCGAACCATAGCTATTGACTAGCATAGCGTTGGCCTATCAACCCTGCCCACCGCCATAGTCATGAAAGCCATCGGCCTCACATAAGGAATCACTTACCTCATCCCCCAGATGGGGGCGAAAGTCTTAGCTATAAATGTACCCTTTTACCCCGAAATGCCTTTACTTTTCATACCGTCGGAGTACACTTGATTCATCGGCTAATTCTGGCCGGTGCTACTGGAGATTGAAATGACTGCTACTACCGCCCCCGTTGTTGCTGCCCGCCGTGCCCTCCTCATCGGTACCAAGGAAGTGACCTTTACCCCGTACGTCATCCGCAAGGTTGGCGAGCAGCGCCAGGTCGTGATCGATGGTGAGATCCAGTGGGTGATCTATAACCCGCACCGCGAACTGACCTACCTGCACCTGAACATCGATGGCGAGATGGTCGGTGGCCGGATCGCTGCCGAGTTGGTGGCCGACTGCTCGTATGACTCCTTCGTGAAGACCCGCAAGGTTGCCCCCGTGGCGGCCAAGGCAACCGATGCTGAGATCAACGCTCCTGTGGGCGTCGAGGTGCCGGCTGACTTCGTGGCCGCGATGGCTGAGATCGCCGCCCCCAAGCCTGCCGCCAAGAAGGCCCGCAAGCCCAAGACGCTGGCCCCTGAGATCGAGGCTGTCACCCCCGCCACTGAATCCTGGCTCGCCGCCTAATCCCAACCACCGCCCCTTCGGGGGCGGTCTCCCAAGGAGTCTGCTATGATCTTTCTCATCTCCATCGCCATCGTGCTGGTGGCCATCGTCCTCTTTCTCAACATCGTAGTGCCCCTGTACATAGGCCTACTGGCCCTGGTGGGCTGGGCTGAGCGCCCCACGCTGAACCTGCTGGCCAAGCTGCCCAAGCCGCCCCTGATGCGCACCTCTTGGCTGGAGCGCGTGGCCACCTGGAGGCTCTTCTGATGGCCAGCAC